ATGGTTGGGGCATTTGCTGCCCGCCGACGCCTGGCGACCAAGTGCTGGTCCTGGCGCAGGAGGGTGATGCCGAACACGGCATCATCATTGGGCGGACTTTCTCGAACGCACAGACGTCGCCCATAACGCCGGTTGGCGAACTTTGGGTAGTGCACAGATCTGGCAGCTTCATCAAACTGCAGAACGACGGAACTATCCAGATGCACGGCGACCTGCACGTCACGGGGGACGTCTATGATCGGCAAGGTTCGTTGTCGCGTCTGCGTGGTCATTATGACGCGCACACACATACCGATTCTCGCGGCGGCACGACGACTGTCGCCAGTCCAGCGGACTGAACATCATGCCTGACGCGTCGCATCAATGGGGCTCCGATCTGGTGATCGGCGCCACTGGTGACATTGCCACCGCAACAGGTTCAATGCTTGGTCAGCAGCGCGTGCTGCGCCGCCTTCTGACCAATCCAGGTGATTATATCTGGCAACTTGACTACGGCGCCGGCCTAGCTCGCTTCATCGGCCAGCCGACCTATCCACTTCAGATTAAGGCCGTGATCCGGAGCCAGATCTTCAAGGAGGCTGTGGTCGCGCGCCAACCCGAGCCGTTGATCGATGTGCAGGTTGCTCCCGGCGGGGCGCCCGGCTCAGTCTACGTGCACATACGCTATGCGGATGCCGACAGCAGCGAGACGCAGGTGATTTCGTTTTCGGTGTCCGGCTAGGGTCATGCGGCTCTCCCTCCGAACATTCAGCGCGCTTGTGCAATCGATGGCGGCAGCTGTCCAGGCATCCGCGACTCAGCTCCTTGACCTGACAGTGGGTTCGACACTGCGTGCGGTGTTGGAGGCCAACGCCTCGATCGGGCTGTGGATGCAGTGGCTCATTCTACAGGTGCTGCGAACAACCCGCGCAGCCACCAGCAATGGGGCTGATCTGGATAGCTGGATGGCCGATCTTACGCTGACCCGACTGCCCGCCGTTGCCGCTACCGGAACCGTGACACTTTCACGGTTCACTCCGGGCATGTCCGCCTTGATTCCGGCGGGTGCGCTGGTCCGGACCGCGGACGGAACACAGACATTCGCAGTAGCTGCGGATACATCGCAACCCTCCTGGTCGGCTGCGAGCAATGGCTATGTCGTGAGCGACGGGATTGCGTCCCTTGATGTACCAGTTATCGCGCAGACACCGGGGAACGTTGGCAACGTACAGGTGGGCACAATCTCCATGCTGGCATCGGCCCTGCCAGGCATTGATTCAGTCAACAACACAAGCGTCTTTCAGAATGGCCTGGACGCTGAGTCCGATGACGCATTCAGGAGCCGCTTCCGCAATTTCATCGCCAGCCGGTCGCGTGCTACACCGCTGGCGATAGGTCACGCGATCAGCAGCATTCAACAAGGGCTGAACTACGCCCTCCAGGAGAACGTCGATCCATCAGGCCAGCTACTGATGGGTAGTTTTGTGGTGACGGTCGATGATGGATCCGGAAGCCCTTCGACCGCATTGCTGTCCACGGTACAGTCCGCGATTGATGCGGTGCGACCTGTGGGATCAATCTTCAGCGTGCAGTCCCCGACCGTGTTCAAGGCCAATGTTTCCCTCACCATCACCGTTCCTGCTGGAACAGCCAAGGCGCCTGTCCAGGCGCAGGTCGGCACCGCAATCGGCTCCTACATCAACAGCCTGCCCATAGGGGCCAGCCTACCTCTGACCAAGCTTGCCCAAATCGCGTATTCGGCAAACCCCGCGGTGGTCAATGTCAGTGCACTGTTGGCAAACGGAAGCGCAGGTGACGTCGTCGTGGCTCTCAATGGTGTAGTGAAGGCTGGCATTGTTGCGGTGAACTGACATGACGGGAGACCAACAGGACATTCTGGCGCGGCTGCGCATCGTATTACCGGCGCGCTGGTTTCCGGACAGCGCTCCTGTGCTGGACGCCCTGCTGAGCGGTCTCGCGTTCGGTTGGAGCTGGGTTTACGAGCAGTTTCAGTACGTGAAGGCGCAGACGCGCATCGCGACAGCGACCGATATATGGCTGGACATCATCGCGCTCGACTTCTTTGGTAACCGGCTGATCAGACGGGCAGCCCAAAGCGACGCGGCATTCCGCAGCAGAATCCAGCGTGAACTATTCCGGGAACGCGGTACACGCAGTGCAATTGTCTCGGTCTTGCAGGATCTCACGGGACGCGCGCCGATTGTGTTTGAACCTGCCCGGTCGAGCGATACGGGTGGGTACACCTCGTTGGGAGGCCTCGGAGGTGGTATTGGCTACAGCATCGCCGGAGGATGGGGCAGTCTCTCACTGCCATTTCAGTGCTTCATCACGGCCTACCGGCCGCTCGGCAGTGGCATTGCCGCGGTCAGTGGTTGGGGTGGATCAGTGGGTGGCTACGGAGGCGGCACGATCGAATACGCCAGCCTCGAAATGGTGCAGGGCCAAGTGACAGATGGCGACATCTTTGCGGCCGTCGCTGACGTGCTGCCGGTCACTGTCATCGGTTGGACCAGGATCACCAATTGACCTGGTTCCACGATCAGCAAAGAGGATCTCATGGATAGAATCCTGGTCTACCCGGGAAGCATCCCGCTCGATACCGATATTCTCAATACAAATCGGAACGCAATGGTCGCCTTGGGATATCTGGCCCAGACGATACTCGGCAGCAACACCGTCGTCGACGGACTTGTCTGTTCCCCCACGATGCCGGCTTCGATGACGGTAACAGTGGGGCCCGGAAGCATCACCCAGCTGTCTGTCGTGGATACGCTCGCTTACGGATCGCTGCCAGCCGACACAACTGATCCGCTAGTCAAACTTGGCGTCAATCTCACCGCGACATCGTTCGCGCTTGCGGCGCCCGCCACCTCCGGTCAGTCGGTCAACTATCTGATCCAGGCTGCACGGCTGGAGAGCGACACGAACCCGGTGCCGCTGCCATACTACAATGCTGCCAACCCGGCGCAGCCATACAGCGGCCAAAACAGTTCGGGGGTCGCGCAGAACACCTGCCGAGTCCAGCGCGTGCAGCTCCAGCTGAAAGCGTGTGCGGCGGCAAATATCGGCTCACAAGCCACCCCCCCGGTCGATAATGGGTGGGTGGGACTCTACGTCATCACGGTGTCGTACGGGCAGACAGCGATCAGTGCAGCAAACATTTCAGTGTTGGCGGCGGCCCCGTTTCTCGGCTGGAAGCTTCCGGCGTTGCGTCCAGGGGTCGCCTCGGGCGTGAAGACGTTTCTCACCAATGACACCTTTATCGTCCCGTTCAACGTCTCACAGGTGGAGGTCGAGGTGTGGGGTGGCGGATCGGGGAGCTACGCCTCGTACGGGACCATTCCAAGCGGAGGCGGCTCCGGCGGTGGCTACGCACGGAAACTGATCACCAAGTTGAACTCGGGTCAGACGATCCCGGTAACCGTTGGCGCCGGCGGCGCTGCTGGCAATACCAGCGGAGCATCACCTTCGGCCGGCGGGACGTCCAGCTTCGGCACTTATGTCAGCGCGACGGGCGGCAGCTTGAACGGTCTAGCCAGCGTGGGAAATCCCCAGAACGGCGCGACGCCGGGTGGCATCGGCATATCCGGTGACATCAACCTCATCGGCTCCTCCGGCCAAGCCGGTGTCTTGAATCAAGGCGGACTCGGTGGTGGCGCCCCGATGGGCGGCTGTCAGAACGGCGGAACGTGGGGCAATTCAGGCAACTCTCCCGGCGGAGGCGCGTCTGGCGCTGGCACTGGGGCGAACAGCAGCACGCCCTACAACGGTGCATCGGGAGCAGCAGGTCTGGTCGTCGTCAGATGGTAGGAGCGCCAATGAGGACCTATGCACGGATACAAGACTGTGTGGTCGCTGAACTGCTGACAACCGACGGCGACATCACCAGCATGTTCAACCCGGCGCTTGTCTGGGCAGACGTAACATCGCAGCCGTACATCGCGGAAGGTTGGCATTTTGACGGAACGAAATTCACGCCACCGCCCACACCGCCGACAGTTGCACCCGTTCCGACGATCGCCGAACTGCGTGCTCAGTTGACAGCACTGAGCGTGGCTCTCGCAAAGCTATCCGGCAAGAACTGAGTACGGTACTCGATCAGGATCCTGGCATGCCCACTCCAGCAACACACATTTGGAAACCCAGCAACGCGCGGACTGTCATCCTGGATTCATTCATTCCGGTGCCGCGCGGCTCCTGGACGGTGCCACCGGCGCCGCTAAACTGGCCGACAAAAGATCCCGGCGATGTGCTGGACTACCAGTTCGACATATCACCCGCGCTCGTCGGTAACGACGGCGATGCAATCGCCACACTCGATATATCAATCGAACCGGCAAACCCGGGCGATCTTATTCTGAACAGCGCGACAATCGATGGCGCGGTCGCAATCCTATGGTTATCAGGGGGTCAGCCGGGGACGATCTACACAGTGAACCTTGTGATCGCCACGATGAATGGCCGCACCATCAATCGCAGCGTTCTGTTGCCGGTTGTCTATCTGTCGGTGCCGCCGATTCCAGCCAACGCCCTGATTACCGATGTTGGTGTCGTCTTGACCGACCAGAACGGCTACCCGGTTCTCACGTCGTCGTAACCAGGGCCGCTCCAGGGTGCCCAAACCCTCCTTAGGCAACAAGATACAGCACGCGCGGCCACGTCGCTGCGCCCCGAAAGGCCGTCTCGATCATGCCGACAATCGATCAGCTCGCGCCTGCCACGGCCGCATCCGACAACGACGAACTGCTCATCAGCCAGAGCGGCATTGTCCGCAAGGTAACCAGGTCACAGGTTCTGGCGGGTGTCCAGCCACAGCTTGCCGTCACCACCGGAAGTCTCCTCGGCCGTGTCAGTGGTGGCACGGGTAACCCCGAGCAGATCAGGATTGGCGCCAACCTAACCCTCTCCAATGGTG